CAAGGGTGGAACAATACTACAAGTATAACTGATAAATATCCTATATAGAGGATATTTCAATGGCCGTTTATCAAATTAGCCGCATACAGATTAGACGCGGACAAGCAAATCAAGGTACAGGATTACCACAGCTAGCTTCGGGCGAAATGGCATGGGCGATAGATACCCAGGAATTATACATTGGTAACGGTAGTGTAAGTGAAGGCGCACCTGCTGTTGGCAATACTAGATTACTAACATCTAATGATTTATCAAGCCAAGCGGGTTTGATTAACTCTATCTATTATACTTACCAAGTTACAAACACAGCTATACAAACAGGATTTACTGCAAATAATCCTGTTAGCAGATCTTTACAAGCTCGTTTAGATGATAGCCCAGTTCCGCTTACAGATTTTATCACACAAGCAGATACTACTAGTGGTGACTATACACAAGCTATTCAACGTGCTATCAATCAACTGTTTTTAAATCCTAACAATGGATTGGCTAGTGCAACAGTTGCCAATAGAGTTAAGTTGTTTATTCCTGCTGGAACATACAAAACTTCAGGAACATTATATATTCCTAGCTATGCAACTATTGAAGGCGCCGGCGTTGATAAAACTATAATCAATTATGCTCCTAGTTTATCTGTAACGGGTACTACTACAAATAATAGTCAAATTATACAAACCACAACAACCACATTGGCCATGTTAGGTGCATATATTTCTGGAACAAATATTCCTGCTAATACAGCAATTCCAGGACAGATATCAATTCCTAATTCTACAATTACCGGAACAACACTAACAGTTGGAACACTAGCATCTGGAACTATTACTCCTGGCATGATGTTATTTGGTTCAGGCATACTACCAAACACATATATTGTGGCCAACATTTCTGGATTAGGGTCTGGTAGCACCTGGACTGTGAACAAAACTTATGCTACAACCACTCCGTTGAATCAACCAGTAACAGGTACTGGTGTTGTTGTATCTGGATCATTCACAGGTAATATAGTTCCAGGTACAGGACAATATTTAGGTTCAGGCGTGTTGTCAACAACTAGTATAGCATCTGGATCAGTACAGATAGGACAACTTTTAACAGGAACAGGTATTGCCGCAAACACTTATGTTACTGGCAACATTAATGCTACTTCATGGCTTGTAAGTGTAAGTCAAACTGTAGTTAGTACAACTATAACAGGAACTGGTTATATTTCTATTACTAGTCCTGCTACAGGTGCTGGCACTAATACATTTACTCTAGTTACAAGTGGAGCTGCTGTTGATATTGTATGCGTAGATTCAAACAACAATCCTAGCATAGTAAGCCAGACATCTAGCGGTAACCAACCTCGTGCAATAGCACTAAAAGGTTTAACAATTCAAACAGCAACAGGATCAAATACCTGTTTACAACTAGATGCTGTTAAGGATAGTGTATTTGAAGATTTAAGATTAGTTGGTGGCAACGCGGGAACTACAGCATCATTTGATACATTAAGCACTGGTATAGCATTAAACGCACTTTCAAGTTTGTTAACATGTGAAAATAATTTGTTTAAAAATATAGTATTTGATCATCTTACATTCGGTGTATACTCTTATCAAGATATCTTAAACAACATATTTGATAATTGTCATGTTAAAAATTCATATCAAGGATTCACACTAGGATATGATTTCTACAGTCAATTCATAGATACTAACTATTATATTTCACAAAATTCTGTAATAGGACAAAACTACGGTCCTCGTCAAACACAAATTGTTAATTGTAAATTTTATAACATATATAAACGAGCTGTATTTTTAGGACTAGGTTCTGGTAATACAGTACAAGGCGCTAAATTAGTATCGGTTGGAAATAATGGTGGCGGCCCACTTGGACCAACTACTCCTCAAATTTATTTTTATTCTTCAGGTAATGCTGTTGAAAATGTTTACTCAGATAGAACAAATGTTCTTAACAACAACTCTTATATAACTAGTGTTTATATTCCAGAAGTTGCAGGGTGGGCAACTGTTAATTCATTTGGTGTATCGAACAGTATTACCATTGCAGCCAGCGCATCTACAATTACTGTTGGGTCTTTTTTACTAGGGCAACTTTATACTATTGCATCATTAGGAACTACAACCAATGATCAATGGAACACTATTGCAGGCACAAGCGGCATAACTTATCTTGTAGGTAGCCAATTTACTTGTGCTAACGTAGGGACTGGGTTAGGCAATGGCACAGTCTATGCGCCTACGTTTGCTTTTAGATTGCCATTGGCAACTGACGAAGCTGGTAACCCAAATGGCAGTGCGGTATACACTATCGATTATTCATATGTAAGTACAGCTAATAATTTTGTTCGAAGAGGAACAATTACTATTAGTTCTGACATTCATAATATTGGCGGCACAACATATATCTATCCATTACAGTTGAGCGATGAATACGATTTTGGCGGAGCCGATGTTGCGTATGCTAACTCATTAAAGTTAGATTTTTCAGCTGTTTACTTGGACACAAGTGGAACGGTAGGTGCTGTATACAATTCGGCTCAAACCAATCCGCCAAGTTCAATTCAAATTCAATATAATAATCTATTGAGCGGAGACACTGGCTCGTTTACTTACACATATAGTGTAATCTTTACCAAGCCATATTAATAGACAAGACAAATAAATGCGTATATAATTTGTCTTGTTACTATGATAAAATATACCTTGGCTCTTGTAAAAATCTAGCAAAACCCCGCATAAATCAACGACTAGCAATTAATTGTCGGTCGATTTGGCCACCACTAAATACAACCTAAAGCAATTTATCATAACAACAATTAAAGAAAAGAGCAATGAGTAAAATTACAGTAATTAAAAGAGATGGAAGCAAAGAGCCACTAGCGGTTGAAAAGTGGCAAGCTCAAGTAGCGAAAGTCTGTAAAGGTATTGCCGATGTTAGTCAAAGTATGATTGAGATTAAAGCTCAATTACATTTCTATGATGGCATCACAACATCAGACATAGACGGCATCACATTACGAGCGATTGTAGATTTAATTGATGTGGAACAAAATCCAGATGTTGGCCACACTAACTATCAGTACGTGGCGGGCAAACAACGATTGAGTATGTTGCGTAAAGACGTGTATGGCAACTATGCTGTTCCTCATCTTTATTCTATTGTAAAACGAAATGTTGAAGTTGGTTTGTACACTCCGGAATTATTAGAGTGGTACACAGAAGATGATTGGGATCGAATGAATGATATGCTGGATCATGAAAAGGACGAGCAATATTCATACGCGGCTATCGAGCAGTTAATTGAGAAATATCTTGTTAAGAACAGAGCAACAAAACAGACTTATGAAACACCTCAAATTAGATACATTGTGGCCGCAGCTACGGTCTTCCACAAAGAAGAACCAAATAGCGCAAGGATGCGTTATATCAAAGAATATTATCAAGCCGCCAGCGATGGTTTGTTCACATTGGCTACGCCAGTGTTGGCAGGCCTTGGAACACCTACTAAACAATTTAGTAGTTGCGTACTTATTCGCTCGGATGATGATTTGGACAGTATTTTCGCGTCAGGCGAGATGATGGCCAAGTATGCCAGTAAACGTGCGGGGATTGGACTGGAGATCGGTCGACTTCGCCCATTGGGCTCCCCGATTCGCGGTGGCGAAATCATGCATACTGGTATGATACCATTCTTGAAAAAATGGTTTGGAGATTTGCGTAGTTGTAGTCAAGGAGGTATTCGTAATGCAAGTGCTACTGTATTTTATCCCATTTGGCATCATCAGTTTGATGACCTTATTGTTCTTAAAAACAACCAAGGCACAGAGGAAACTAGAGTTAGACACATGGACTACGGAGTTGTCCTTAGCAAATTCTTTTGGCGCCGATTCAAGAACAAAGAAAACATCACCTTCTTTGATCCGAATGAAGTACCCGACTTATACGAAGCCTTTTATCGTAACACAGAAAGATTTGAACAACTGTATGTAAAATACGAAAAGCGTACAGACTTGCGTAAGAAAGTAATGACCGCTGAAGAAGTATTTAAAGGCGGCATACTAAAAGAACGTACAGATACAGGACGTATCTATCTAGTGTTTATCGACAACGTACAGAACCAAGGACCTTTTGATCCTGAGTTCCACACAATTTATCAAAGTAACTTATGCTGTGAAATTCTTCTTCCTACTGTTCCTTTTAAGCGCCTGGATGATGATGCTGGCCGCATTGCTCTATGTACTCTTGGGAGCATTAATTGGGGTGCATTCCGCAATCCGGAGGACATGCGTCGTGCTTGTCGTATTCTTCAGCGTAGCTTATGTAACATACTCGATTATCAAGATTTCTTATCTATTCAATCCAAATTGAGTAATGACGAAATCCAACCATTGGGTATTGGTGTTACTAATCTTGCCTACTGGCATGCTAAACGTGGTTATCAATATGGTACACCAGATGCACTACAAGATGTTAAAGCATGGATGGAGCATCAAGCATACTACTTAACAGAAGCTACTGTTGAACTAGCTAAAGAGCGTGGCGCTTGTGCCCATAGTGATAAGACACGTTATGGTCAAGGCATTTTCCCTTGGGAATTACGTGCTGAAGGTGCAAACGAACTGGCAGACTTTACTCCAGAACTTGATTGGGAAACTCTACGTACTAATATGAAACAGTACGGTGTACGCAATGCAACCCTAATGGCCATTGCGCCCGTGGAGAGCTCAAGTGTTGTTATTAACAGCACTAATGGGATTGAGATGCCTATGAGCTTAATCAGTACTAAGGAAAGTAAGGCCGGTTCGTTTACACAAGTTGTACCTGAATATGCTAAACTTAAGAACAAGTATCAGCTAATGTGGGATCAAAAGGACTGTGTAGGTTATTTGAAAACTTCTGCGGTTCTCGCCGCCTATGTCGATCAAAGCATCAGTACAAATACATTCTACAATCCAGCACATTTTGCGGATCGTAAAGTGCCAACTACTTTGATTGCTAAGAATTTAATGCAAGCCCAAATGTGGGGCTTGAAAACATTCTATTATAGTTTGATTAACAAAGCAGGTAGCAAGGCAGTTGCAGAACCTACTCCAGAACAAACTCAAGTAAATGGAGTTCAATTAAATGGTTATCACGAAGTAGACTTTGACGATGACTGTGAGGCATGTAAACTATAATGTTAGAAACTATTTGCGATATACTAGTTGACGCATATAAGCGTAATTGGATTACCAGTCGTGATGGTAACGTAAGCATACGTCATCACGACCGTGATCATTTTTACATTACACCAAGCGGTGTACGTAAACAAACACTACAACCGGATCAATTTAAAAAGATTAGTATCCACGGACTGTTGTGGCAGGAAGAATACTACACTGATATTAGTGCTAACTTAAAGCCCAGCGGAGAGATCCCATTACACTTTGGACTACAACGTGCAATGGGCCAGCACAGTGACGAAGTCCGTGTAGTTGTACACGTTCATCCTACCTACTGTATTGCCGCAATGCACGCCGGGATCGATCTTAGTACTATTAGCGATGCATTTCCAGAACTTAGTCGTTATACTAAGGTAGCACCTAATGTACCTGATGTTCCTCCTATCAGTCAAGAACTTGCTGATCAATGTTTTGACAAATTAGGGTTAGATGGACAAGGCAATATAAAATATGATATCGTAGGGATTAAAGGTCATGGAGTAGTTGCTATTGATACTAGCCCATGGCGTGCCTACGAGCATATTGAACGATTAGAACATATTTGCAAGATAGTGCTTGCATCAGGGAAATATCAATGAGCAAAGAACAATATAATTTAAAAACAAAAACAGACTATTTGAGTCGTAAAATGTTTCTGGATCCAGCAGGCCCAGTTACTATTCAACGATTCGAAGAAGTTAAATACAAGAAGATTGCAGACTTTGAAGCGACAGCCCGAGGCTTCTTCTGGCAACCCGAAGAGATTAGTCTTACTAAAGACGCCAATGATTTTAAGGATGCAAGCGATGCGATTAAACATATTTTCACTAGCAATTTACTCCGTCAAACAGCACTTGATAGTCTTCAAGGTAGAGGACCCAGCCAAGTGTTTACGCCTGTTGTCAGTTTGCCCGAGCTCGAAGCACTTGTCTACAACTGGACCTTCTTCGAAACCAACATCCACAGCAAGAGCTACAGTCACATAATCCGTAATATCTACAATGTGCCTAAGGATGTGTTTAACACTATCCACGACACTGGAGAAATTATTGATATGGCAAGTAGTGTTGGCAATTATTATGAAACCCTGCACATGTGTAACAGCATGAAACAAATGGGTACAATGGTTGACGAGCGTGAACATATCAAACATATTTGGATGGCCTTACATGCTAGTTACGCACTAGAAGCATTTCGCTTTATGGTATCATTTGCTACCAGCTTGGCCATGGTAGAAAATAAAATCTTCATGGGCAATGGTAACATTATCAGTTTGATTCTACAAGATGAGTTGTTACATAAAGGTTGGACAGCTTATATCATTAATCAAGTGGTCAAAGAAGATCAACGCTTTGCCGATGTTAAAGCAGAGTGTGAAGCTGAAGTTTATAACTTATACATGGATGTTATCCGTGAAGAAAAAGCATGGGCTGACTATTTGTTTAAGATGGGTCCTGTTATTGGATTGAATGCATCTATCCTTAAAGACTTTGTAGACTATACAGCTGCTGGCGCACTTAAAGATATCGGCATCAAGTATCAAGTGGTTGCTCCTCGTAGTACACCAATTCCTTGGTTCAACAAGCATACTGATACTAGCAAGAAACAAACAGCATTGCAGGAAAGCGAATCAACTAGTTATGTTATCGGAGTAATGTCCGACGGAATTGACTACGACGCTCTTCCTAGTTTATAATAGGAGCTATCAATGTCAGACGGTGGAAAAGGAAGTAGTCCCAGACCATACAGCGTTGACCAACAGACATTTGGTGACAACTGGGATAGAATTTTTAAAAAGGATAAGAAAAATGAAAGCAGTAGTATGGAGCAAGAATCAGTGTCCATTTTGCGACCAAGCGAAGAACCTTCTAAAGATGAAGGGAATTGAATTTGAAGAACGTAATGTTCAAAAAGATTGGACTAAAGAACAATTATTAGAAGCAGTACCTACAGCCAGAACTGTACCACAAATCTTTTTAGATGATAAATTAATTGGCGGGTTTACAGAACTCAAGAAACATTTCGAAAAGGTATAATATGTTAATTTCAAAAGGTATAGCAGAAGGTGAAATTGTAACAATCAAAACCACAGCAGGTGAAGAGATTGTTGCTAAGTTAGTAGAAGATGGTCCATTGGGCGTTAAGGTTAAGAAACCACTATGTTTAACAGCAACTAAAGACGGAATTGGCTTAGTTCCGTTTTTGTTTACTACTGATCCAGACGCAGAAGTAACGATAAATAAAAATAGTATTATGGTACTGGCAGCAACTATTAAAGATGCCGCAGATACTTACATACAACAAACAACAGGAATTAAATTAGCATAATGCCCGGTATAGCACGAATGAGCGGAACTGATTCCGCAACTACAGTACATCCAGCAGTTGGAAAAAATTGCGCCGTAGCCCCTAC